AATGACCATGGAATCTGAAATCACATCGCGCAGACAGCGCAAGCCAAAGGTGAGCCCGTTCAAGGAAGCCGCGAAGGAGGTGGCCGCGGAGCACGCCGTTGCGCCGGCTCCGGAAGAGATTCGCGACAGCATTCGGCCGCCGCTTCGTGAGGAGGACCCCCGAACGCGCGCCGCGCGCCGCGCTGCGGAGATTCGCAACCACATCGGCGGGCTCGACGAGGGCACCGACGAGTTCTACATCCCGCTCGAAGCCATCCCGGAGGGGTGGACCTACGAGTGGAAGCGCAGAAGCGTCCTTGGGCAGGAAGATGCCGCCCATCAGGTGGCCCTCGCGCGCCTCGGATGGGAGCCGGTGCCGGCCTCGCGTCATCCGTCGTTCATGCCTGACGGCGGCAAGCATGCCGTCATCGAGCGCAAGGGCATGATTCTGATGGAGCGGCCCGTGGAAATCACCAACGAAGCCAGAGCCGTCGAACTTCGCCGCGCGCGTCTTCAGGTGCGGCAGAAGGAGGAGCAGTTGACCGCTGCTCCGGCGGGCCAGTTCGAGCGTTCCAACAAGGCCGACAGCCTCGTGAAGGTTGGCCGTTCCTACGAGTCGATTCCCGTCCCCGAGAAATGAGCGGTTGACGATGATTGCCCCGGAGGTCTATAAAGGGCCTCCGGGGTTTTTTTTGGGCGCATCAGACTGACCCGGCAGACTGCAAGTAGACTGACGCGCCTTTCTCACTTGCGAGGAATCTTTTATGGGTACTACTACTTTTACGGGTCCGGTTAAGGCCGGCAACATCCTCAACACGAGCGGCAACACCGTTGGTCAGGATGTGTCGAATGTCGGTTGGGCCCTGATGGCGCAGTCGAGCGTCATCGACATCATCGGCGCAAGCGCGGCTAATCAGGTCGTTGCGACGGTGCCGGCGGGCTCTCAAATCGTCGATGTCATCTTGAATGTCACGACCGTGAACAACGACACTGGCACGGCGACCGTGTCTGTCGGCACGGTTGCGGCGGGCACAGCGTTCAAGCCGGCGACCAATGTGAAGGCGTTGGCCACCACTCGAGGCACGCTCACGAACGCTGCTGCGACGAATGTTGGCACGGACGACCTTCAGGTCGTTGCGAACTTCACGGCGCAGAACGGAAACGGCACGACCGGAGCCGCGACGGTGACGGTGACTTACTTGCAGGCGCGCGAACTCACGCCGTAATTGACGGCGCCTAGAAGAGGCAGGAACTTCCTCAGAGGGGTTCCTGCCTTTTTCTTTTTTGCGCACCTGTTGACACGCCTTGCATGTCGGCGTAAAAAAGCATCATTCCCGTTCCCCGGCGGAGCGGTTTCGAGAAAACTTGGTCTGAGTCGCCTCGGTGCGCGATGATGGCCTCTCCTTCAGGAGACTCCGTCATGCCCAACATTCAGGCACCTTTCGGATTCAGTCAGGCTCGAGGTAATGGTTCGGCGCCGACCTACGAGCAGGTCACCACTTTCTGCGCCCACAACACGGCCGCCATGTACAACGGCGACCCTGTCTTCCGCAACGGCACCACCGGCGGCATTCAGCCGACGACTCCGGGCGCCGGCATCCTTGCCGGTGTATTCAACGGCTGCAAGTACCTCTCGGTGTCGCAGCGTCGCACCGTGTGGAGCAACTGGTGGCCCGGCTCCGATGTCGCCTCCAACCAGTTGGTCGAGTGCTACATCGTCAACGACCCGAACGCGCAGTTCATCGCGCAGGTCGGCGGCTCCTCTTCGGTCGGCCTCGTTGCCGCTGACATTGGCGCCAATGTCCAGTTCGCCTACGGTACCGGCAACCAGAACACCGGCATCTCTGGCGCGTTCATCGACATCTCCGTGACCCCTGCGGCAACGGCCACGCTGCCGTTCAAGGTCGTCGGCCTCGTGACGAATCCCCCGGGTGCGAACGGCACCGACGCCGGCGCGTACAACTACGGTATCGTCGCCTTCAACAATGTCGAAACCAAGACCCTCACGGGCGTTGCCTAAGGAGTAAAGGACCATGGCAGTCAATCTGAGTGCAATCAAGGACCTTCTGCTCCCCGGTCTCCGTGGAATCGAAGGCAAGTACGAGATGATTCCGTCTCAGTACGACAAAATCTTCACCAAGCACGACTCGAAACTCGCTCTCGAGCGCACGGCGGAGATGCGGTACCTCGGACTCGCGCAGTTGAAGACCGAGGGTGCGCAGACCTCGTTCGACAACAACTCGGGTCAGCGGTTCGTGTACAACCAAGAGCACAACGAAATCGCTCTTGGCTACGCCATCACCCGCAAGGCCATCGACGACAACCTGTACAAGACGCAGTTCCACCCGTCGAACCTCGGCCTCATCGAGTCGTTTCAGCAGACCAAGGAAATCTACGGCGCGAACATCCTGAACACCGCCACGACCTACAACGCGTCGTTCGGTGGTGACGGCGTCGCGCTCATCGCGACGAACCATCCCATCGATGGCGGCACGGTCTCGAACCGTCCCGCGGTTGATGTGGAACTCAACGAAGCCACGCTGCTGAACGCGATGATTTCCATCCGCACCAACTTCCGCGACCAAGCCGGGCTCAAGGTCTTCGCGCGCGGCCGCAAGTTGGTCGTTCCGCCGGCGCTCGAGCCCACGGCCATCCGTCTGACGAAGACGGAACTTCGCCCGGGCACCGCGGACAACGATGTGAACGCCATCCTGACCACCGCCGGCGGCCTGCCGGAGGGCTACATGGTCAACGACTTCCTGACCTCAGCGTCCGCGTGGTTCCTGCTCACGAACATCGACGGTCTCTCCTACATGGAGCGCGTCAAGTTCGAGACGGACATGCAGGTCGATTTCGTCACGGACAACCTGCTCGTGAAGGGCTACGAGCGGTACTCGTTCGGCTACTACAACTGGCGCAGCATCTTCGGGTCCTTCCCGTCGTAACCTCAGGGGAACACACATGAAAGGTCGCAAGCATCGCGCCAGTGGTGGCGTAAACGAGGCGGCGCAGGACTCTTCCAAGAAGAACCTGCGCTACACCTACCAGTCGAATGTGCAGGACGAGGCCGAGGAGCGCAAGCGCGGCGGCCGAGCCAAGAAGCACGCCGGCACGGTGGAAGGCAAGGCTGCTCATCACGCGGGTCGCAAGGCCCGAAAGAGCGGTGGCCGCGCCGGCTGCGAGAAGAGCCCGTTCACCTCGGCCCACGGCGGCACGCCGCCGAAGGGCCGCAATGTGAGCGGCAACTCCCCGAAGTAATCGGGGAGCGCAACAGCGGGAACAACGGGGGCCTCTGTGCCCCCGTTTTTCCATGGGGGATACGCATGAGCGGAGCGTGGCAGAAGAAAGAAGGCAAGTCGCCCTCTGGCGGCCTGAACGAGCGCGGTCGAGCATCTCTGCGCGCGCAGGGGCATGACATCAAGCCTCCGGTGACGAAAGAAGAGGCGAAGCGCAGCCCGAAAGCCGCGCAACGGCGTGACAACTTCCGTTCTCGATTCTGCGGCATGAAGGACAAGTTGACCTCTGCCAAGACCGCGCATGACCCAAACAGTCGCATCAATCTTGCCCTCAAGCGATGGGATGTGAAGTGCTAAGATGAATCTGAAGGAGAGCGTCACATGAAGAAAGCCCAAGTCACAGTCGGTGCCATCGCCGCTGCAAGCGCAAACGCCATCTGCCTCTCGCAGACTCCGGTAGCCGGCCCTCTGACTCTGAACGGAGCATCGGTCGTCGATGGTGTCGCTGTTCTCGATGTGCAGCGCAGGGTTTTGGTCACCACAGCGGCCAACGAATCCACGCGCACGCTCACCATCACGGGCACGAACTGGCAAGGCAACGCCATCAGCGAGACGGTGACCGGTCCGAATATCAGCACCGTTGCGACCAACACCAGTTTCAAGACGGTGACCTCCATCACGATTTCTGGCAACGCTGCGGGCGCCATCACGGTCGGCACCAACGGCGTTGCCGACTCGCCGTGGGTTCGCTTTGATGACTGGGCTCCGAACTACATCTCGGTCAACTGTGTGGCAACTGGCACGGTCAACTACACCGTGCAGACGACTCTCGACGACCCGAACGACCCGTCCATTCCGGTGGCGGTTGGCTCAATGGCGTGGCAGAACTCGAGCGTCGCAAACCTTGTGGCGCAGACTGTAAGCCGCAACGAGGGCCTGCAATACGCGCCGATGTACGCGCGCGTGGTGCTGAACAGCGGCACCGGCTCGGTGCGTTCTGTCTTCCTGCAGTCGAGCAATGTGCCCCTCTAACGACGGTCTGGAGGCTTCATGGCCACAAGTGGCACCTATGCCTACAATCCGTCGCTAGGAGAGTTGACGCTATACGCATTCAACCTCTGCGGCATCAGGAACACTGCACTCCTTCAAGAGCACATGGAGTCGGCGCGCATGGCGTCGAACCTGCTTCTTGGGCGTTGGAGCAGTCAAGGCGTAAATCTTTGGTGCGTTGACCTGCAGTCTGTCCCGCTCATCGCGGGGCAGGCAACCTATTCGGTGCCCTCGAATACCATCGTCATGCTCGACGCGTATGTCGTGCAGACCTCTGGCGGCACCTCCATCAACCGTCTCATCCTGCCCATCTCGCGTTCGGAGTACGCCTCGTATCCGAATCCGCAACAGCGCGGGTTCCCGACGACCTATTGGTTCGACCGCCTTCTCTCGCCGCAGGTGACGCTCTGGCCGGTCCCTGATGGAACGCAGGCCTCGTTCGACTATTACCGGGTGCGCCAGATTCAAGATGCGGACCTGTCGAACGGAAAGAATGTTGAGGTGCCCTACTACTTCATGGAGGCATTCGCATACGGCCTCGCGCAGCGTCTGGCGATGATATGGGCGCCGGAGAAAATCCAAATCCTCAAGCCGTTGGCCGATGAGGCTTACGACATCGCCGCGGCGCAGAACATCGAGACTGCCTCGCAGTACATCTCTCCGCTCATCTCCGGCTACTTCAGTCCCTGACCATGGGCTACGCATCGCGAGTCGGTCGAGCGCGAACCAGTTCATCGAATCCGCAGGCGCATGCCATCTGCGACCGGTGCGGGTTCCGCTACAACCATGTTGACCTGCGTTGGCAGTACGACTGGCGCGGTGCGATGCTGCAGAACTTGCGCATCCTCGTGTGCAAGTCCTGCACGGACAATCCTCAACAGCAGCAGCGGTCAATCGTGGTTCCGGCAGACCCGACGCCTATCATGAACGCCCGCACGCAAGACTTCGTGGCGGCCTCGACCGACTACCAAACCATCACGCAGCCTCCGACGATAGACCCGACGACAGGCATCCCCATCCCCGGGACGACGACCTTGGACACCGAGGACGGACAGCAGTTGACGACGCAACCTATCGGGCCGCCCGTGGGGCTCACGCAGGCGGCGGTCATGCCACTGAAGGGGACGACTCAATATGCGGTGAAACTGCCGCTTTTGTCGGTTACGGCAAACGGCACCTGCGACATTGCGGTGACCTGCTCGAGCGCGCATGGCCTGCAGACAGACAGTCAGATTTCAGCCGAGGGGCTTTCCAACAAGGGCGCCTGCGGGTTTTACAGCGTCGTTGTCACATCGGCTACGGCCTTCTCGTACACGGTTGCAAAACCCATCGCCGCCGGGTCGCTTCTGGATTCGACATCGCGCATCATTACGGCATCCGTCGGACTGCCATACGGCTACACGCAGATACCGCAGACAGGGATTTAAGACATGGCGAACACCACGATTCCGAACCTGCCGCCGGCCATCTCGCTTGATGGCACCGAGTTGTGGGAGTTGGTGCAGAACGGCGTATCGCGTCGCGCGACGACGCAGCAACTCGTCAATCTCGCGTCTACAGGTTCGGGCACGGTCACGCTCATCAACACTGCCGGCGCCCTGACCGGCGGTCCTATTACGGGCAGCGGCACCATCTCGCTGCCTGCCAACGCCATCACGAACACCTACCTCGCGCCGATGGGCCCGGGGACGCTGAAGGGCAACCTTACGGGCTCGGCCGCGGACCCGCAGGATGTGACAGTCAACGCCGTCCTCGACTCCATCGGGGCGACTCCGGGCTCGATGCTTTACCGCGGCGCCGGCGCGTGGGCACTTGTCCCGCCCGGGACCTCCGGTCAGTACCTCAGCACTTCCGGCGCAGTTCCGCAGTGGGGCACCCTGTCCGTCGGGCCGAGCGACCTGACTCCGACGGGCGTTTCCGCCGGCACTTACGGCTCGGCAAGCAGCATCCCTCAGTTCACGGTTCTGGCAAGCGGCCAGTTGTCGGCGGCCGGGAATGTCTCGATTCAGATTTCGACCTCGCAGGTGACCGGCCTCGGCACCATGGCCACCCAGAACGCGACTGCGGTCGCCATCACGGGCGGCACGATGAACGGCGTGGTCATCGGCGGCGGAGCCCCGGCGGCGGCCTCGTTCACGAACATTCTGGCCGGAACATGGCTCGGCACGGCTGTCGGCGTTGCCTATGGCGGCACTGGCGCTACCACGGCGCCCGGCGCGCGCTCGAACCTTGGCGCAGCGGCCTCGGGGGCGGTGGGCAGTTCCGGCATCACGATGGCCACGGCGCGGCTTCTGGGCCGCTCTACGGCAGGCACGGGGGCCATCGAGGAAATCACCATAGGGACCAATCTGACGCTCTCTGGGGGCGTCTTGAACGCTACCGGCGGCGGTGGTGGCGGGTCCGGCACCGTGACCTCTATCGATGTCTCCGGCGGCACGACGGGGCTTACCACCTCGGGCGGCCCGGTTACGACCTCTGGCACCATCACCCTTGCCGGCACCCTTGCCGTTGCCAACGGCGGCACCGGCGCCACCGCGGCGCCTGCTGCGCGCACCAACCTCGGCGCGACCACGGTCGGCGCCAACCTCTTCACGCTGACGAACCCGTCCGCTGTCACCTTCCCTCGCTTCAACGCCGACAACACAGTGTCGGCTTTGGACGCTGCAACCTTCCGCACCGCGATTGGCGCAGGCACCGGTTCTGGTTCGGTCACAAGCGTTGCGGTTTCTGGGGGCACCACAGGCCTCACAACTTCGGGCGGTCCAATCACCGGCTCGGGTACCATCACCCTTGCCGGCACCCTTGCTGTGGCCAACGGCGGTACCGGCGCCACTGCAGCGCCCGCCGCGAGAACCAATCTCGGCGCGACCACGGTCGGCGGCAATCTCTTCACACTGGCAAACCCGTCTGCCGTCACTTTCCCTCGCTTCAACGCGGACAACACCGTTTCAACTCTTGACGCGTCAACTTTCCGCACTGCGAGTGGAGCAGGAACC